ACTTAGGTCGTCCAGTGATCAAGTCCTCACACATTAACAACTTAGAGATTAGTCTTGTCAACGGAAGAAAGATTCTGGTTCGAGGTGCTGATAACCCCGATAGTCTTCGTGGTGTGTCCCTTACTTACGTGGTACTGGACGAATGTGCTTTCATTAAGCAGGAGATTTGGGAGAAGGTTATCCGTGCTGCTCTGTCGGACAAGAAAGGTAGAGCTTTATTCATTTCTACTCCTTCTGGTCGTAACTGGTTTTACGATGTCTTTAAGCTAGGCAAAGAAGGTACAGATGATGAATGGAAGTCTTGGCATAAGACTACCGCTGATAACGAGACCATTGACCCTAAAGAGATTGCTGCTGCTAAGCGTACCTTGAGTAGCTTTGCATTCAAGCAGGAATACCTGTCTAGCTTCGATACCTCAGGTTCTGACATCTTCAAGGCTGAATGGATCAAGAAAGGCCCGGAGCCTAAGCAAGGGTCTTATATCATTGCTATTGACTTGGCTGGCTTTGAGGACATATCAGATGGTTCTCAGAACAAGAAGAGACTGGATGAATCAGCTATCGCTATCGTGAAGGTAGAAGATAACGGTGATTGGTGGGTTAACAAGATTGAGCATGGTCGTTGGGACATCAAAGATACCTGTATGCGTATCCTGAAGGTCATTAAGGACTATCAGCCATTGGCTATTGGTATTGAGCGAGGAACAGCTAAGAATGCTGCCTTAACCATCCTGCAAGACATGATGCGTCAATACAATACCTTTGCTCATATCCAGACCCTGACTCATGGTAACAAGAAGAAGACTGACCGTATCATCTGGGCCTTACAAGGTCGTATGGAGCACGGTAAGGTCACCCTCAACGAGGAAGGTGATTGGGCTGACTTCGAAGACCAACTCTTGATGTTCCCTACCAAAGGGGTACATGATGACTTGGTGGATGCCTTAGCGTACATTGAGCAGTTAGCTCTTAATAGCTTCGTTCCTGACTATGAAGAGGACGACTTTGAACCAATGGACATTTTAACAGGATATTGACATATGAACGATAAAGTTGAGGATAGTCAGTACGACGAACCTACCGAGTCCGACGAAGAGTTGGTTAGTTGGGTTGTCGAACACACTGACAGGTGGCGTGACTACCGAGACCAGAACTACCTTGATCTGTGGTTAGAATATGAGCGTATCTTCCGTGGTCAGTGGGCTGCTGAAGACAAGACTCGTGAGAGTGAGCGTAGCCGTATCATCTCTCCAGCTACACAGCAAGCCATTGAGACTCGCCATGCTGAAATTATGGAGGCCATTTTCGGCCAAGGTGAGTGGTTCGATATTGAGGATGACATCAAGGATGTTAACGGTTCTCCCTTAGACGTTGAACAGTTGAAGAATCAGTTGATGGAAGACTTCAACCGTGATAAGATTAAGAAGGCTATCGACCAGATCGAGTTGATGGCTGAAATCTACGGTACAGGTATCGGTGAGATTGCCGTTAAGACTGAGAAGGAGTACGCTCCGGCTACTCAGGCTATCCCCGGCGTACAAGGACAAGCAGCTATTGGTGTGGTCGAGACTGACCGTATCGCTGTTAAGCTAGTACCTGTTAACCCTAAGAACTTCCTGATTGATCCTAACGCTACCTCGTTGGATGACTCTATGGGTTGTGCTATTGAGAAGTTTGTCTCGGTACACAAGGTTGTAGAAGGCATGGAGAAGGGTATCTACCGTAAGGTTGACTTAGGTCTGGATGCTCCTGATGATGATTTAGAGCCTACCGATGAGATTGTTCACTTCCAAGATGGTCGTGTACGTCTTCTGACCTACTACGGTTTGGTTCCTCGTGAGTACTTGGAGCAGTTGGAGAACAGTGAAGGACAAGAGGTTGTAGATCTGTTCCCTGAAGACTCTCTGGCTGATGACTACGCTGACTTGGTGGAAGCTATCATTGTTATCGCTAACAAGGGTAAACTACTGAAGGCTGAGGCCAATCCTTACATGATGAAGGATCGTCCTGTGATGCTGTATCAGGACGACACAGTTCCCGGTCGTGTGTGGGGTCGCGGTACGGCTGAGAAAGCCTACAACATGCAGAAAGCTATCGATGGTAGCCTTCGTATGGACAGTGATGCTCGAGCACTGACAGCAGTGCCTATGATCGCTCTGGACGCTACTCGCTTACCTCGTGGTGCTAAGTTTGAAGTTAAGCCCGGTAAGGCATTCCTGACCAACGGTGATCCTAATCAGATTATGATGCCGATTAAGTTCGGTACTCCTGATGCCTCATCGGTACAGGCTTCTCAGAACTACGAACGATTGCTCTTGCAAGCTACAGGTACTGTTGATTCGGCTGGTATGCCTTCAGCAGCTCCTCGTGATGCAGGTGCAGGTGGTATGTCTATGGCTATGGCAGGTATCATCAAGAAGTACAAGCGTACCTTGACGAACTTCCAAGAGGACTTCCTGATCCCGTTCATCAACAAAGCTGCTTGGCGCTATATGCAGTTTGACCCTGAGCGTTACCCTTCTGTGGATGTGAAGTTCATGCCTACAGCTACCTTGGGTATCTTGGCTCGTGAGTTCGAACAACAGCAGTTCATTGCCTTGTTACAGACATTAGGCCCAGACACTCCTGTGTTGCCTCTGATCCTTAAAGGTATCTTGGGTAACAGTTCCTTGAGCAACCGCAACGAATTGATTGCAGCCTTGGATCAGATGAGTCAGCCTAACCCTGAACAGCAACAGATGCAGCAGCAAGCACAGCAGTTAGACATGGCTGCTAAGACCGCTGAGGTGCAGAAGACCCAAGCTGAGGCTCAAAAGGCTCAAGCTGAAGCTGCTGCAACACCTGATCTGGCTAAAGCTAAGGTAATTGCTGCCTTGTCCAACAACCTCAACGAGGATAATGAGACCAAGGACTTTGAACGACGCTTGAAGCTGGCTGATTTGGCACTGAAGGAGAAGGAAATCAACTCTAACGAGAAGATTACCATGATGCAGATGGATGCCAACAGACAAAAGACTCAAGCTGACTTCGTTACCAAGCTTTCAGCCTCGTTAAACAAAGCTACAACAGGAGTTTAAATGGATACAGTAGGTCTCATTGAACGGATTGCTGCTGGTGATCTGTCAGAAGATGAACAATTAGCACTTTTGGCTCAAGTTGAGACCTCTATCCAGCTTCGTAAGCAGGCTAAACAGGTACAAGAAGAGCTAGATACCTACGAAGCAGCCGTTGAAGTCATCGCCCAGACCATTAATGACCACAAAACTGATGTAGATAATGCCTTGAAAGAGGTTTACAGCTACGTCAGGCAGCCGGGGCCAATGGGTAAGGACGGTAAAGACGGTAAGATTGGTAAAGATGGGCGTGATGGCTCAAGTGGCCGTGACGGAGTGGATGGTAAGGACGGTGTAGACGGTGTAGACGGTAAAGACGGTGTATCTATCGTCGATGTCTATGTCGCTGCCGATGGAAGTTTAGTTTGTGTGCTCTCCGATGGTCGAGAAATCGACACGGGGCCTCTTTTAGAGGCTGGTACAGGGAGCAACACAAATGTTTCTGTCTCCTCATGGGCTGGTTACAGCACTGAAGAGCTTAAACAGACCTTCATCTACAACACCTTTGAGACTGTCAGTAAGAACTTAGCTTCTGCTGGTGGTACTTTGGCTTATGACGCTAACGGTGACTTGATTACCATCACTTATCTGAACGGGATAATTAAGACCTTGGCATATGACGCTAACGGTGACTTGATTAGCCTCACATTGTCAGGAAGTACTCCAGAAGGCATCGACTTGGTTAAAACCTTCAGCTATGACGCTAACGGTGACCTAGTTACATTCGTATATTCATAATAAACACTATCAGGGACAGTCATGGAAGTAGTATCATTCATTGTGGCTAAGATTTACTACGGTATTTCAGCTTTATTCGGGGGTTTAGTGCTCTCATTCTTCTGGAAACCTGAGCGTTTTAAGCAGTATACACCTGTAGCTGCTGGGGCGATTATAGGTGGTATCTCGGTAGGTTCCGGGGTTATCTTTGGCGGTGCATTGGCTATCTACCTCGGTATGAACCCTAACGATGCCAATACAGCCCTTGCTTTGGGTGGTGCTATCGGTATCTCCGCTGTTGGTATCCTTAGCTGGATCGCTAATACCTTCGATAAGCGCAAAGACAAAGACATCTTGGAAGTTGTACAGGAAGCACAAGGTAAAGCTCCTGCTCCGGCAGTTCCTGCTAAACCCACAGTTCGCCGCAAGCGTGCTGGTGAGTATAAGTTATGACTGATACGATGCTTGTAACTTGGTTAGCTGGTATGTTGGTGATTGAGTTGATTGCTGTCTTTGTAGCATTCTTCTATGTATTCACCAAGCATGATTCTGGCCTACACATTGTTCAGAAGGTAGGTTTTGCCTCGATGGTGTTCGGATTGGTGGTTCAGGTCATTCGTTCTATCCACTTCTTACAGCACGGTAGCTACCCTGTTGACCATTACTTCCCCATGTGGCTGACCAAAGACATCGGGGCGTGTATCTTGATTTATTACTACAGTTTTATTCATGGCAAGGGAGCCAAACAATGAAAACAGCACAGATTAAGCCTTATCCAGCCTTTGCTAACGGTAAGCGCATGGTAGCCACTCAGTTCAATGTGGTGTCCATTCAGGATAACCTCTTTGACCATGTAATCTTCAAGTATACCTTGCTGGATGCTGGTGGTGCATGGGCAGGTGAGAGCACATTCGAGCTTAACGGCATTGACCAGTACAGCACATGGTTTGCAACACCTGAAGGAGCCTACGTTATCGTGGCATCAGGGATTGGCCTTGAGTTGGTAGCTACAGATACAAAGGCTATGTTCAACGAGGTAGTGTAATGGCTGCATTACTCGTTGACGTATTAATTTATGGTGTACCTACTGCTATTGGCTTAGGTGCTTTAACAATGGTTGGCAGGTATTACGGGAGAACACCTCCTGCGCCTAAGCCTCCTGACCAAGAACCTCCGAAGGATGAATAATGGCGTTTGCACGTACAACAGCGGTAGCAGGAGCTGGCACAGTCTCATGCACTGGCACGACCACCGTCACAGGTAGTGGCACGGCTTTTGCCTTTTCCATTGGCGCAGCCCCTGCAACTAACGCACCTAGGGTTGGCGGAACAATTACCGTTGGTGGCGTGACTAAGACCATCACGGCTATTACTTCGGCTACATCGTTGACCGTGGATTCGGCCTTTGGAACGTTCACAGGCCAAGCGTTTACTTGTCAGACAGGTATCGCGCAAACAGGTACTGACACAATGAACCTGAGCCTTGGTGCTGCGACAGGTTTCACAATCACAAACCGAGGCGACCTTTTCCGCACGTTTGATGTGGGTGGTCAAGATTTATATATTCAAGGCACTTTGACAGTAGATTCGAGGGTTGCACAACTACGCAATGATGGTTCTTGTGCAAACAGATTTGAAGTTATTGGAAGCGCAGCGGGTGGTGAAATTATCGTCAACGGTCGTAAGGCAGCGGCGGCAAATGCACCATTCCCATATCCCGGTTTTGATTGGTTGGGCAACAACGGCAACAAGACTTCGAAGCTGGTAAGCACCAACGTGCTTTACCCTGCCAAGTTCACCATGATTGATGCGTGTGTGCGCTTCGGTGCTGATTGGCTGACCACTGACTTTAATAACTTCTCAACTATTACCACTTCAGGCGATATATGCTGGATTCTTTGCGCTCGTGGTACAGGCACAGGTCAGGCTCGTTTGCGTCAAGATAACACCACTGCATCTATCAACTTTACGGCTACAAAAACTTATGTTGGTGTGTGGCTGAACTTTGGTGTGCCCCAAACTAGTTTGGCGGGTTACACACCAGTTGACACGGACGGGCCAGAGATTAACTTGGCATCGGTGGCAGTGGCTTCGAGGGTGCTTATTGAAAATTATGTCACCACCTACATTCTGGCTTCCTATTACACTGGCGCTCAAATTGTTCTATATAATTCAGCATGGACACGCCTCAAAAACAACTTGCTAGGCACAAACATTATTTGGCGTTCGGTTGCTGCTGTTAGCGGTCGGTTTAACGTGCTGGAATTTTCGAAACAAATCACCATTCGAGCGCAAGACACAGCGGGTAATTTGTTGTCAAACGGGTATATGTACTATCAACCCGTAGGCGCAAACGTGGCGGGTATTCGTGCCAAAGGCATCACCTCTGACATCACTTTTGACCTGACGCAGCAAGCAGTTGCAACCGTGGGCGGCGCTGCAACAAGTGAGTTTGTTTATGCGTGGGATTGGGCAAACAGTAGTGCCAACGAAAATACTTATGCTTATTTCTGCACTGGTACGACCAAGGGTGCTGAAACCCATGTAGTTAGCTCAAGCCGATATGGTTACGACAAGCAAAGCGCGACAGTCTCATTGGTTGGGAACGGCGCAGCGACACCGACATTCGTTCATTTAAGTTTACCAACGACTGACAAAGTAATTGCTAACGCTGCTGCTATTACAGGGGTTTCATTCAACTTTTCTACCAAGACGATAACAAACACTGGCACTATTACAGTCCAGCAGATGTACGATGCGTATCAGTACCAACTGAACCAAGTTGCAAACCTGCAAACGGCTGACGAATGTACTGTGGCTAACGGCCAGACCTATTATGTGGGATGGACTATTAACAACAGCGGTACGATCAATGCAGGTACATCTCTGACCTCATTACGTGCTCAGACGATCACAAACACAGGTAATATCTTTGTTGTCTACCAGTCCAGCGCAGGTACATCAACTACCTTCCAGTTCCAGAACGTACAAGTCGGTTCCTCTCTGATCATTTACGATGCTTCAGGTGTTACCAAATACTTCCAACAAGAAGTAACAAGTGCTGGCACATACAGCTACTACATTGCTCCCGGCACGGCAGGTACATACACTTGGGCTATTGAGAAGTATGGTACTCGACGTGAGTCAGGCAGCTTTGCCGCTAACACAGGTGGTTTGTTGTTCTATGTCCCTGCATACGCTGAAGACGTAGGTATCTCACAAGCTACCAAGGCTACCGTAGCAGGTTACACCACATTGGAGACCAACAGCAAGGTATATGACTATATCGCTTATTCACGGCTCTCAGAGCAGTTCATTAAGTTAGGTCAGATCCTTACTCGTTCAGGTACTTCTTTAGAGTGGATTCCCGGCTACAACGTCAAGGTTAAAGCTACCAATGCTACCGTATTCAGCTTAACAAGTACTACCTTCTTTATCAAAGCTAGCTCACTGGCTGGTGACACCAAGTATGCAACCCATGTCTTGGTTCCTCCTGCTACGTTGACTGCTGATACTACCGAAGTTATCACTACTGAGATTGAAGATGGTAACGGAGATAGCTCTGTAACCATTCAAGCTGCCGGTGTGAGTACCTTCGAGATTTGGAAGATTACCGATGCTACCAACCCTGACAACTATGCTACTGGCACGTTGTTAGCTACTGTTGGTATTGGCAAGTATCGCTTCTTGCACGCTAACGGTTTCAAGTTTGTCATTCGTGACACTATTACTAACTATCGTGTGGTGGTGGAAGCTGAGAAAGGTATCTACAAAGCTGAGTTGTTCTTCGGTGCATCTGTTCAGTTAGCTCAGTCCGCTGAGGTATCACAGATTAACACTAAGGTAGACATCATGCAGATTGACTTAGAAGCCATCAAAGGTACAGGTCACGTCAAAGATAAACACTCGCTCACTAACATCAAGAAGAAGGCTGCACTTGCTGCTGCCCTGAGCGCATAAGGGAGGGGAAAAGGTAAATGAATGAAGATTCTATTAAAGCGACTCCTCAAAACCCTATGTTGGGCTTATTGGCGGGTGGTCTCGGCGGTTTGGACTCTGCTCTTGGTAGCGGTGCTATATCAAATAGTCTTGGCGTTGGGCCAATGGCTCGAGCAGTTGAGAGTATGAGTTATGGCTCACCTCCGTATCGCGGCACTGGGATGGCTACCAAGCTCACTCCTGAAGCTGTATCTGCGATGGGGGGTGTCGTTAACATGGGCGGTTTTGCACCAATTGGTACAGCTAACCGAATCGCTACTGGGC